GGTGTCCCATCAGGTGTCCCATCGCCCGCCAAAATTCGGTGTACTTGTGTCTTTGATAGCCCTACTCTTTTTGCCACCTCTCGGGTGCTCATCTCGGGGAAGTGTTGTCTGTAAGCTCGGACGAGTAAGCCCTTCGGGTCTTTGTCAAGTAGGGCGACTTCGTCCTTGGTGAGCTTCATAGGTCTGGGAGTGTGAAGTACTGACTGCTGATAGTCCTGCCGAAGCGTATCTGCCCAGAATTGACGAGAGCGACCAGCGCTGGTCTAACCTCTCGGAAGGACAAGCCTACCACCTCGGGGATCTCCTCTTTGCGGACGATGAGGGGTATTCTCTTTGCCCGCTGGAGTTCATCAAGCCTCGCACGTATCGCCTCCAGCACCCTCTGCTCCAAGGACTGCTTCAAGACTGCGTCTGTCATAGTAGTAGCGTGAGCGGTTGTAGTGTACGAATTGGTACTTGCCCATTGCCCGACCCTTGAGGAGGGTGGGCATTGAGACACCGAGGAGCTTACAAGCCTCTCGCCCCGTGAGCCAATTGCTTGGGTGCGTGTTGTGTGCTTCTGCGAGAGCCTCCTTGGCTCTGTTCATAGCGGTGAGCTGGTGTACTCTGCGCTCATCCGTGGTTAGTTCTGCAATATTCATTCTTGTTGGTCTGTAAATAGTACATCGAACAGCGTGGGGCTTGTGACCTGCATCTCTGCCTCTCTTAGGTAGGAGAGCCCGTCACGCCAATAGTCCTTGTTAAGCTCAGTGCTCAGCCCTCTTCGCCCGAGATTGATAGCGCAATACGGGACGGACTGAATACCCCCGAATGGGTCAAACACTAAATCGCCTTCGTTGCTGTATCGTGTGATAAGTCGCTCCACGATGTCAAGCTGGAACGGGCACACATGCTTTGCTCTGCCCTTCTGTGCCTGCGTCGTATTCAGCGTCCGCATTCGTGTCACGTCGTCCCAGATATAGTCCTTGTGGCTTACGGGGTCGATGGCCATGAACGTCTTAGGGAGCTTGTCTATTTCTTCTAAGTCCTCGGCAAGTCTCAGGTGACGCTCGAAGCTGTAGATGTTGTCCTCGCTGAATTTGCGGAACAGCGTGCGTATCTGTGCTATATCGAGGCGTGCTATCTCTTCTGTGGAGAGAAGTCTGTCGCCTGAGCTCTTCCAGCTTGCGTGTGCATCTAACTGCCACCTTGCTAAGCTGTACTTCTCTTTGTCCTTCACCACGGGCACGTCTGCGTATGCTCGGCTGGTGTCCGTTGGGAGCTTGCGGAAGAGTAGCACGTACTCGGGGCACCCTACGCCCATCTTCGAGCCATCCTTACACATCTCGGTGTACCCAAGTCGGTAGGTCTGATTATTCTCTCGCACCACGTCTGTGTCCACCGTTATGCGCCCCATATATCGGAAGCCATGCTTCATATAGTGGAAGACGGTCATCTCGCTGAAGGGGTCAATGGTTGGCATCCCGTCACCCGTGGCACTGCCGAATAGCACTCTGTCCTTTACGTGGATGCACGCTAAGCGTCCAGGGCGAAGGATGCGGAGAAGCTCGGGTGTGAGAAAGTCCATCTGCTGGAAGAAGGCTTCGTTGTCCTCGTTGTGCCCGAAGTCGTTGTACGTTGGTGTGTACTCGTAGTGGTTGGAGAATGGTATGCTCGTCACGATAAGGTCTACCGAGTTGTCGGGCATCTTCTGGCACTCTTGCACGTTGTCGTTGTTGATTGCCCGCCAAAGCTCACCGCTCGCCTCTTCACGCTCTCCGAACATAAAGCGCATAAGTCGCTCTTCGCTCTTCGTGTGATAAAGCCCGTAGGCTCGCAGGAGCTTCACGAGGTTAGCAACCATCTGATTATGCTGTTGCCACTTGCGCATAAAGCTCTTGAAGATCTCCTGCTCGCTCTCTGCATACACGAGGTAGAGGTCTACGGGGTGCTTCTGCATAAAGCGGTGGATGCGGTGCACGGCTTGGAACTTATCATTGAACTTGTAGTCAATGAACATGATCGCCTTGTGACAGTGGTATTGGAAGTTCAGCCCCTCACCGAGCATCTCGGGCTTAGCTGCGAGGTACTTTAGCTCTCCATCTTTGAAGGCTCGTATAATCTCGTCCGCCTCGTCGTCATCCTGTGACCCGTAGACGGCTCTGCACTCGGGAAGTGCGGAGCAGATAGCCCTACGCTCATCCTCTAAGTCGTGCCACAGGAGAAAGTGGTCATCTTTATTCTCGGGGCGGTTCACGATTTCGACAAGGCGGGCTATCTTGTCGGATAGCGTCGCTCGTCGCTCTTTTGCGCCCTCTTGGAGGGATAGCGCTGCGCTTCTGAACAGCTTGCCTCGCCCGTCCTTGTCAAACTCCATCTCGCCCGAGACACTCACCACCTCTTCATGCACTCTCAGCTCTGGGAGCTGGTAGCCATCATCGGGGTAGCCGAGGTCGCTGGGCTTCGTGAGGACGAGAGCCCACGAGCTGACCCACACCCAAAACTCATCCTCTTTGTGGGGATAGAGCGTGAGGTTGTTTGCCTTGGTGCTATCTCGCTGGAAGAAGCGGGTGAGAGCCTGCCCCGTCTCCATCACCCCGAGGTATCCTGCGTAGTGGATAAGCTCTTTGTATCTGTTGGGGCTTGGCGTTGCTGTCGCCACGAAGCGATATTTAACACCCGAGAATAGGGGGAGGAATGTCTGGTACGTCTTCGTACCAAAGCCTCGCAGGACACTTGCCTCATCGAGTGACGTAGCAACGAAGTAGGACGGCTCAATATCCCCGTCTCGAACTCGCTCGTAGTTGGTCACCATCACGTCCGAGGTGCACGCCTCTACTTCGGAGCGGTTGCGGACGTACTGCACGTCCATCCCGAGGTGCTTCTTCGCTTGGTGCGTGAACTCGTGGACCACTCGCTTAGGGCACACGATAAGAGCCTTACCGCCCTCGTGCTTCACAATCAATCGGAGTATCTCGAGCTGTGTGACGGTCTTCTGCATCCCGAAGGAGCTGAAGATAGCACGGCACCCGCCACGGATAGCCCACTCTACGCTGTCTTTAACGTGGGGGTAAAGGGTCGGGGTGAGGTCGTTTCGGTCTATCTGGAAACCACTATCGTGGCTTATGGCCATCTTCTCTTTGAGGAAGTCTATATATCTCTGTTCGTTGGGGGAAATCATCAGTTCGCTGGGATAAGTACATTCGTCAGGGGTCTGCCGTTGGAGCGTATCTGCCACAGACCTCTGTGGTCGGGGGAGGTGTCTACCATCTCTAAGTCCTCTACCTTGCCGAATAGGCGGTACGTGCCACAGAGGTCTACTACCCACGAAGCCTGCTTGCTGGCGTGGGGGCGTATCGCTCTGCCCACTATCTGATACCATAGAGAGAGGGAGCGGGTAGGGCGGGCTACCACAATCGTATCAAGTTCGGGGTAGTCAAAGCCCGTAGTGAGTGTGCCTACGTTGGCTACTACCTTGAGCTTGCCCGCCTTGAAGTCCGCAAGGATGCGCTCACGCTCTTTCTTCGGGGTCTCACCCGTCACCATCGCAGATATGTCGGGGAAGTGCTGTATCAGCTCTTCGCTCTCTTCGACGAACTGCGTGAAGACGAGGATGCCCCTGCGTGGCACCTGGGCGTTGTAGAGGAGGCGCTCTACCACGTTGGCGAGCTTACCCGAGAAGCCCGAGCGCCTATATTCGTCTCGTATGCTCTTGTCGGTGTAGCCCTGCCCTGTGTTATTGACTTTGAGGCGGTCTATCTGTATCGTGTCTACGGCGTAGTAGTTCGTCTTGGCGAGGTAGCCAGCGTGGAGAAGCTCGCCTACCTCTGTGGAGTGGAGTATCGTGGTGAAGAAGCGACCCTGCAGGCGGGTAAGGAAACGAAGCATTGAGCCGAAGTTGCCCTGCCCGTCCGAGGTGCTGTAAAGGCGGTAGGGGGTGGCGGTCAGCCCGACGCACCGCACGCCTCCGAGCGCCTTGAAGAACTGCATGTACATGCTGTCGGGGCTTTCATTGACAAGGTGCGCCTCGTCCACTATCACGTAGTCGAAGTGTCGGAAGGCTTCGGGCTTCTTGTACACGCTACCTATCGTGGCGAATGTGGCTTTACTGATGCGCTTCTGCCCACAGCTGGCGGAATAGATGGAGCAGAAGATGAAGCCATAGGATACCAGCTTCTGAAAGTTCTGCTCGAGGATCTCTTTTGAGGGTTGGAGGATGAGTACGTCAGCGTCTAAGCGGTTGACGATGTCAGCAATCACTAAGCTCTTACCCGACCCTGTCGGCAGGACGATAAGCCCTGCGCCCTTGGTCACCGCCTTGTTCTCGAGGTAACGGACGGCAGAGTCGGAGGCTTGTTGCTGATAGGAACGGAGCGAGTACTGCATGTCTCTATATCCAGCGTTTGTTCTCTTCTACCTCTCTCTCCATAGCCCCGATAAGCGCGTCCTCATCGGGTGACGGCAGGTAGATACCAGCCTCCATAGAAGCCCAGTCACGAAAGCGGTCTATCGCTGTGGTCATCTCTTTAGTGTTGAGGTCTGAGCTGGAACGAAGGGCGTAGTACCGCCCGACACCCCGACCATCCTTCTCTTGGAGGAAGATGTCGGGGTTGACGTGGCGTTTGAACACCTCTTGCTTGATAGTCTCCATACGCTCGCCATATTGAAGAGCGAAGTAGGAGAGTAGGAGGTGCAGGTAGCTGTTCTGTTTGAGGGTGCGCTTACCTCGCTTCTCGGTCAGCTCTACGAGAAAGCCCTGCCGTAGGAGGAAGTCGCACCGCTCTTTGAACTGCCTTCGCCCAAGCTCTTCGTTGAGGTTGAATATCATCGGACGGTAATCTTTACGTATCCCTTGCGGGTGGTTTGCTTCATATACTCTTCTGCTAGATCTGGGTGGTCATCCTTAAATCGCTTGCTGTCAAAGATGGCGCTTGTGCTGTCTGCTACCAGCGTGACGAGAAGCCGCGGGGTCTCGAGCTTCTTGATACCCTCGCGCTCCATCTTCTCCTTAAGCAGGGAGAGGCTCTCTTGCTTCTTTGCTTCGTGGTAGTCGAGCATTTGCTTGAGTTCGATGATAGCTTCTTCTTGCTCGCTTATCTTGGCAAGTGCAGCCTCTTCTGGAGAACTGTACTCTATGGGCTTAGGTGCAATTACCTCGCTGGCGAGGTAGGCTTTAATAACCTGCTCTATCTCTTCGTCCTCCTTTCGTTCCACCTCTACCAGCTTGGCCGTGCTGCCTCGTAGCCAGATGCCGTAGAGCCTAGATGAGGGGCGCTCGAGGAAGATATTCTGCTTCGTAAAGAGGTAGTCGCAGAAGGATAACTGCCACGAGAGACTCTCTATATCGAGCTGGCTTGTGGTCTTGATGTCGTAGAGGTTGCCTTTGTCGTCGATGCAGTCAATCATCGTAGCTACTACCTCGTCGTCTGTCACGAGGTATTCGCTGTAAATCATCGTGATGCCTTTCCTCGCGAGTAGCTCGTGGTAGTTGCGTGCCTCCTCACTGGAGTTCTCGTTGAGAGCTCCTATACCGAAGAGGTTTAAATCCTCGCATTCATTGTGGATAGCCGTGCCACGCTCAGCCGCCTTGGCGAGTATCGCATCTGGGATACCCTTGTACTTGTCAGGGAAGAGAACCTGCTTGAGTATCGACGTCACCCCTGTAAGATGTCGCCCATCGGAGGTGGTGTATGTGTGGCTTTGCTCATCGAAGCGCACCGACGAGCGATGCAAGTCCAGGGCGTTCATCTCTTTTCTGTTTTTTGAGCGAACACCGCCTTTAGCCTCGTCGCCTCACCCTTTACAGATCGGTCATCTTGCATTTCCTTAGGGAGGCTTCGGAAGATATTCGCAA